GTGGCCGTGCACGGTGCGCGTGGCCGGGTTTCCTCCCCACCCGTCGTTGCAGCTTGCCTCGTTCCACAGGTCCGCTAACAGGGCCTTCTTGGCGTCCATGGGCGGCGCGGCGATGCAGCGCAGGCCGGTGCCGCCGGAGGGGCGGTCGTACTGGCGTCCCGTCGCCGTGCAGAGGTACGTGCGAAAGAGTAGCGGGGAGCCGTCGCTGTTGCAGACCTCGGAACGCCCCTCCCAGTCGGCGTGGTAGGTGACGGTGGAGCCGATGTCGCCGCCGCTATCGCTCTCGGCCTGCTCCACGCCCGGACCGGGGTCCACGGGGATGCTCCGCACCCGCGCCACGAAGCGGCCCGCCAGCGGCGTCTCCTGGGCGCCCGGAGCCTTCCACACGTAATCGGTCGCCGCCGAGCTGTCGAGCCACACCACCGTGAACGTGCCTGCGGGCCGTCCGCTGTCTATGGTGGCGCCGGGCTGGCGCACCACCTCGGCGAAGCGTATGGTGGCGTCCTGCGCGGGCAGATAGGCAGCTGGCACCTTGCCGTCGGCGCCGAGAGGCGCAAGCCCTCCGGCCACGCCCTTGATAGCGTCGATGTCGTCGCCGCCTGCCCGTTCGAGCTTCTGCCCGCCGTCGGCCACGGTCATTATCGCCATGTCGGACTTGCGGATGTATAGCTTGCCGGGGCGCGGCTTGCCGTTGGCGCCGCACATTCTCTCGCTGCCCGGCCACCTGGCATGGAGCGGCTGGCCGACGGCGGAGGGCACCGCCTCGGCGGCGAAGCGGCCCGTGCCGTCGGCGTTGACCAGCCACACCACGCGGTAGTTGGCCGTTATCTCGCTGTCCGACACCGTGACGCCCGCAGCGTCCATGTCGCTGTCGTAGCCCTGCACGGCATAGACGTCCTGCGGCATCTGCGCGGCTGGCACCTTGCCGTCCGCACCCAGGGTGGCGATGCCGGAGGCGGCGCCGAGCTTCGCATGGTCGGCGGCGGCGTCGGTCAGGATGGCGTCAACCTGGGCGCCGGTGTGTGATAATTCGTATTGTGTTGCCATTTGCGTTATGTGATTTTACGTTAATATCGGTGACCACGTGCCGCCACCGTCGTTGCTTGCCTCGATGCCCGCCTCCGTGACGCGCAGGGCGTAATTGCCCGCCTTGATGGTCGCCCCCTCCCCCACCACTTTGACGTAGCTGTCTCCGGCCCTCAGCGCCGCGCCGTCGGCGGCTATCTCGGTGGCGGTGCTGGCGCCTGCGAGCGGCAGAACGGCGGGCGGCGCGTTCAGCGCCCACGTGCCGGACACTGTCAACGCAGTGTTGAGCGAGACTTCCACGCGCAGGGAGTGCTCGCCCGGCTGCAGCACCACCCTGCCGAAGTCGGCGAAGGCGGCGGAGAACGCGCCTGTCCCTCCTATAGATACAATCTTGGCGGCTATCAGGGTGCTGTCGGCGCCGCAGTCGTCGTAGAGCGCCAGGCGCACGGAGCCGTAGTACGGCCCGTCGCCGAAGTCGGGAGGCGGGGCCGCGCCCTCCACGAAGTTGGCCGCTGCCAGGAGGCTCAGGGCCGAGAGGTCGAGCTGGGAGATGGCCGACACCTGCACGCCGCTCACCAGCGTTTCTGTGGCCGTGCGCTCGGTGGCCTGCATGGTCGCGGCGAGCTGCGGCACGAGGACTCCCCCCTCGTCGGCGTTGTCGGGGCTGAGGGAGCCGCTATGCACCAGCAGGCGCACGTCACCGTCGTCGCCGTAGTAGACCTGCCTGCCGCCCTCTATGACCGTGCGGGCCTTGGAAGTGCCGGAGGCGGGGCGTGTCTCCACGCGGTCGGCGGTCACTTCGCCCGCCTCCACGTACTCGGCCTTGATGCGTCCGTCGCGGAACAGGGCGGCGGTGGAGCCGTCGTTGGTGATAATCTCCGTGTCGCCCTTGAGGGTGATTTTGCCGCTCTGTATGTCGATGCCCGTCTCTGTCAGCTCCCGCTCCAGGGGGATGCGCATCACCGACAGGCCGGAGACGCGGAACATGGTGCCGGGATGCTGGCCGCCGGGGTAGCCGTCAATCTCCAGCATGGAGCCGTTGCCGACGGGGTCGGTCAGCTCCACGTCAAATTCGTAATGGCGTTCCTGTTCCGTCCAGCCGTCTGTGTTGCCTTCTATGCCCGTGATGAAGATGCTGTCGCCGCCGTCGGCGTGCGCCTCGAACCCGTCCCAGTCTTCCTGGTTGAAGTCGATGTCGAAGGCTATTCTGAGCCGTGTGCCTGCCTTGAGGCTGCTGATTTCGGGGCGCAGGGAGAGCACGGCGATTTTGTCAACGCTCTCCACCGTGCCGGACTCGGCGCTATAGTCGGCCTGAGTGCCGCGAACGCTGAGACTTATGCGGTCGGCCAGGAACTGGGCCAGGGGGACCTCCGATCCGTCGGCCACAACCACGAAGTCTCCTGTGAACTTGGACCCGTAGGGGCTGATGACCGTCTTGTCGCAGCCCGCCGTGCTGTAAGTCTTTATGCCCTGGTAGAGGGTTATGGAGGGGGCGCCCGGCCCGTAGGCCGCCATTGATATGGCGTGTTGGCGCTCAGGGTTGAAGGCGTTGCCGAGCGTGGCGGCGGCGTCCCCGGCCATCGGGGCGTCGGAGCCTGCGGCGCAGTCGGTCATGCTCAGGTCCACGTAGTCGGCGCCCACGCCCACGCAGCGCCGCCACCAGAAGCGTTGCCCGGAAGCGAGGTTGAACGTGCGGCACTGCACCAGGTCGCCGACGGCGAAGTCGTTGCTCACGGCCTGCTTCCCGTCGTCGGTGCGCAGGCGGCAGCGCCACACGGTGGCCAGCGACGCCGGGTCAACGACCGTCAGCGTGGCGCCGTCGGAGCCGAGCAGCTCCTTGCCGTTCGCGTCTCGAAGCGCCAGGCTGCCCAGGTACGTCTGCGCCTGCTCGACGCTGATTATCGTGCCACCGGCGGGCGAGAGCATGCTGACCCCTCCGACTTGGCTGAGGCGACGTATCTCCAGCGCGTCGAAGATGGCCTTGTAGCGCACGTAGAGGCGGTCCACCGTAAGGGAGCCGAGTCCGTCGTCATCCAGGCCGAGCCACCAGCCCGTGCCGAGCGGGTCGGCATTGAATCCGACGCTCATCATAAAGCGCAACATCTGCCACACAGCCCCTATGCGTTCAGTTATTCCCGATTCTTTTCGAGCATACCGCTTATCACCTGTAGCTGTTACTATTTGACTTATATTAGATATTGACCCTACTTGCCTCTGCAAAGCGCTTATCTCATCCTGCATTATTGATACGGGGTTCGCCGATGCCGTGTACTCGTTGCCGAGTACAATCTCCACGTCGGGATTCAATGCCGCGTCCCCGCTTGTCGGCTCGCGGTAGGTATAGGTGATGGATTGCAGGTATAATGTCTCGTATGTCTTGCCCTCCTCGTTGAAGAAACGCTTGTCGAAAAGCCTCAGCGAATTGCCTACGCGGAGCTGATTGATAAGCGCGTCGGACTTCCCCTCGTTGTTCAGTCTCACACGGTCGGTAGTCACCACCGCCGTCGGCTTGATTTCTTTCTTCTCGTCGAGTTGGTCTTTATCCCAATCGGCAAGGCGTATTTCCGCATCCACAACATACGGAATGTGCGTCATCTCCGTGCCGATGAACACGAAGGTGTCTCCGGCTTTGCCCTGCTTCTGCGTAGAGGGCACATATAGCCCTGTGGCTTCCAGTTCCGCGTCGCTCTTGGCGAGCGTTATGCGCCAATGGGAGGTGTACGTCACACCGTTCTCGTCCGTCCACGTCTTGCTTGTGTCGTGTACGGGAAAATCAACAATAGTAAACTCGTAATCCTCGCTCGTCGCCAATGCTCCCGACGTGAACATCACCTTCGCCGTGTTCCCCTCTCTGTCGCCGAGCACGGGCTTCCACACCCTTTCGGAATACTGCGAATCCGTTTCATTATTCTGCCTGTCGCTTCCCCATATATTCCGCACCCAAATCTTGAACGTGCCGGATGCTGTATTAGCAAGCACCGCATCCTGCAGCCGAGCATTCCTTGTCCCTATTCCAACGCTTCTCGATGTCGTGTCGGTATTATAGACGTCCATCTCCAGTTCATAGGAATAGCTGCCTGCCGCCATTCCGGATGCGCTCAGTTTTTCCCCTTTCTTGTTGTAGACGTTTAGCCGATAATCCTCCACCTGCACTCTCCCGTCTCCCTCCGCACTTACGGGGTCTACTATAAGGTTGGCCGTGCGCCCTGTTGGCACATTGAAGAAAGCCCGTTGCGACGTTACGGTTGTGCGTTCATGACCATTCAGCGTGATTTGCACCACCAAATCAGATAGCTTTGCTATTGTTGCGTCAATGGGCGATTCTTGCGAGTCGTCGTCCGTTACCTGCTCCACATCCACTGCTATGTCCATGCCCGTGCCTTGCAGTGTAGGGTAGATGTCCTCGTTGTTGTCGAGCGTATCGGGGAGCGGTCCGTACTTGTCGAGCGACGAGCCTTTTTTGACGTATGGCGAATAGCCGGGAAGTATCTCAACCTGCTTGTCGCCCGTAGCCGGATTGATAGTGATTTCATCCGCCACAAACTCCACCGGGGCAAATTTCGTGTCGGTGTAGCCCTTGCGGTAAGCCCAAGGAGCGTATGCGTTGCTCTCGCCTACTGCTGTGTAGCCGGGATATTTGGGAATGTGCGCCGCTTTCCATCCCTGCACGTATGAGCGGAATGTTGCGGGCATGAGGTTTTTGAAAGGGATGTTTGCAAGCTCCTCCACCCAGTCGGGGTCAGGCTTGAAGTCCTTGTTATTCGGGTCGGTGTCCTTGAAGTAGCGGAAAGGAATATTTTTCTCTCCTCCGCGCCCCTTGAGCATGTTGCGGATTTCCCCACTCTGCACCTGACGCTCTACTTTCAGCAAACCACCCTCAAAGCCGTACTCAAATATGTGGTCTACTTCCGTGGTCGGATAGCCTACGCGGATAACATAACGCTCTCCGCCCTTGACGGTATTGCTGTTATCCGAAGCCGCCTTAATCTCCCACCTAACGCCATACTTCTCATGGAATGCATCGATAAGCACATTCCATACCTTCGTGTGGCTTATGGTTATGACCGTCGCTGTCTTGTCATACTGCCATGCAGGATTAAGGTCTATCGTTATCGCGCCGCCGTAGTAGTATTCCAGCACCTGCCCGAAAAGCTTGCATAAGTCACCGAGGTTGAGCGATACGGTTGCAACCTCCTCGTCGGGCAGATACGTCCCCGCCGCTATCTGCTGGATGGTGACGAACGGCCAACGCTTCAATTGATAGATAGCCCAATGCTGAAACGTGAGGTCTATTTGGGATTTTAGTTTTTCATTATCTTTTGACCCTGCCGGAATGCGCAGAGGCATGATGTATTTCTCCCCCTGAAACTCAACCTCCCAGTCAAAAGAGAAGTCCGGCACTATCTCGCCGTCAATCTTTACCTGCGTGGTGATGGTCTTCTCGCCCATGTCGTCGAGCTTCGGCGTTGCTTGGACAAGAGTGGCGTATTGCTTCCCGTCAACCGTCGGGAAGTTAAGCTCAGTTATAGCGGGTATCAATCGTCCTCATACGGCAAAGGCTCTTGGCTCAGATGGTTAGACTGATAGGTTGAAATCACATTTTGTCGGGTCGCTCACGCGGACTGTGAACTCTACAATAGCACAGTCGTAGCCGTTCACCGTGCGGTACAGCTCCTTGCACTCCGCTATCGGCTCGGGCAGTCCGACAATCTTCACGCGCTTGTAGTCGTTGTAGAATGTCACCTCCTTGTAGGTGCGTATGTCGCTGTTCGCGGGCTGCGTGTAGAGCTTGGCGTTGAACGCGGCGATTATCGCATTCACATTCGCGAGATCGGTGTTCTGTCCGTCGATTATGAAAGTAACTTTATAATCGAAAGCGTCCTGTACCGTGCGCGGGTCGGCATGCTCTCCCGCTTCCTCGGCGTAGCTCGTGACGTCGCGCTTCTTTATAGGGGCCTCGACGCGGTGATCGCTCTCCTTGTAAATCAGCTTGTGCGCGGTACAGGTGTCCTCTATCGCGCCGTCGCCTATCTTTATGCGCACGTTTATCATGGCTCTATCAGCTTTATGGCCTTGCGTTTGAAATTGCAGTTGTCGGTCTTTGCGCCCACCACCTTACAGTCCTCGGCGATATATAGCGGCACGTTTATTGCAGGGTCGTTCATCTGTTCGCACTCCACACGGATATTACACCCGTTGGAGAAATACAGCATCGGGATGACGGCCTTTTCATAGTCCATCGCCACCTTGATTGTCCCCTTGCAGTCATGGAAGATATACGCCTGTAACTTGTCAAAAACCTCTCCGTCGAAAGTCTTGCCTACGAACACACCCTTGTCCTCGATGTCCGAGAACTCGCGGCGGAGCATTTTAAGACTTGGAAAGCCGCGCTCCATGCACCAGTCGGGGTTTTCTACATAGAGATTAATTAGCTCATCTCTGTCATAGGCCCGCATCTGAGCATACCCCTCCGCGCAAATTCCTCCGCGCCGCGCATCTTCCATAAGTGTCTCTTTCAACTGCATTTCTTCCATATCGCAAAGTTAGTCAATTATTGCCGATTGCACAACAAAATCAACAATATTATTGTAGATTATTGTTAACTTTGCGGTATGACAAAGATAATACCCATAGAGATTTACAGCCGAGATGTGATGGTTCACTTCGGAAGCCGAAAGAAACTCCGCAAGGAACTTTCCAAACACTTCACCAAAGATGACGCTGACAGCATATCCGAAAACTTTGCCGAAGTTTCGCTTGGGAAAACCGCCATATTGTCGGGAGGGCAGCTAATACTCTTTATGCCGCAACTACCGAAGTCCATTACCGATTACGCCGTTCTCCAGCATGAGATTTTCCATGTGGCGTTCTTTGTGCTTGAAAAGGCAGGAATAGTCCTCAACGACACTTGCGACGAGGCTTATTCCTACCTCATTCAGTTCCTGACTAAACGGATTCTGCAAGAGTTCAACCTATCTTTTTCTTGCGATGCTCCGTCTGCGTAATCTTGGGGTGCTTCTCCGCATACTCGGCGGTGACGAACTGACCGGTTATCGAGTTGCGACTGAGTTTTACGGTGATGGTCTTTTTCTGTGACATAGACTATTTATTTGGTTTTGCTGCAATATTGCCTGTAAAAATCGAGCACCCCTGATGAAACTTATTGTGGCAGTCAGTTCCAAAAGGGATGCTCGTATGTCGTTCTCAACACTCGACTGCCACGAAGAATGTTTCACAGCGCAAAGTTATAACAATATTGTGGATTATGCAAATAAATCTATAATTAGGATTGAGGTTTCCAACTACACGATTTTAGCGAGTTGGGGGATATTGTTCTGATTGCCGCCGAATTTGAGGTTGATGTAGGCAAGTCCTTTCTGTGTGCAGTAAACCGTAACGGGTATCATAAGACCCTTTGAGGTTTCAATCGGATTGCCCTCGGTCATTCGGAAATAGTCTGCATTGATGTATTTCTGCTTCGGCTCGTTCTTGCTTGCGAAGAATATGCCGCTTTCGCGGAGCTTCTTGAAAAGGGTGTTTCGTCCGAATGGGAGTTTGAGTATTTTGGCGGCTTGCGAGATTGACACGAGAGTGTCGGAGGTGAACGCGGTCTTTGCGAAGTCGGCGAGAGGCTGGAGTCTGCCGATGGTTCTGTCACGCTCCGCGACCTGCGACTGCGCCAACTGTTTCGCCTCACGTTCCTCCTGCAATGCTTGCAGAAGTTTAATGCCGTTTGCAGGGTCAGCGATAATGCTATCTATCGTCTGAGGTGTAGCGTATGCGCCGTGCTTGCGGATAGAGGGCAAAACCTCCTCGTAAACCCAATCCTGAAATTTCTCGGCTTCGGGCTTGCGCGATTGGAAGATGCACTTGTAGAGGTTGGCTTCGTTGATGTATGTCATTGACTGAACGCCTCCTGCGGTAAGGGTATCAGTATTGCTTATACCCTTTGCCGATAGTCTTGACTTCACCATTGCCGGATTAGTCAGTTCAAGAGCTTTGCATACGTCAGCGAGGCAGAACATCGGTTCTTCTCGCTCATTCATCGTTACTCGGACTTCGCCGAATTTCTCGTTTCTGAAAATCTGAATGTCGTTTGTCATATATTATACCATATATTATATATGGTGTCTGTTTCAAAAGAAGCATCCTCGACAGCAGTCTTAAAGTCGCAACAGACCGCCATCGAGGATGCAGAATATATTTATGTGTTCACTCCGTTGCGACGAGAAATGATTTCACACCGCAAAGTTAAGACATTTATTTTGATTACGCAATATTTTCTACAATAATATTGTTGATTTTACGGGCTACGCATTTAGGAACACATTGAAGCCGGAGGTCGCGCCTTTGGTCTTAATCACCTTCATCATCTTCTCGCAGGCATTAGCGGCGCGGCGACACTCAACCACCGTGTCTGCTGTATTCCGCTGTATGGCTATGTAGTTATCCATCGCCTGCTGCTGCCAGTCAGTCCAACCTGTGGAAGTTGTCTGAGGAATCGCGGAAGCACCGCGTCCCTCCATCAGCGCCACAACCCGCGCAAGGTTCTCGTCGATGCGCGGTATCGGCGAGACGTAGTACATGAGCGTGTTGCCAATCGCCGCAACGTTGTTTATTTCCTCGGAGGTCGCTCCGGCCACGCTCTTGGCCATGCCTGTGTACTCGCTGTCCGTGTCGCTTATCAACGACTTCATGTCGTAGCCGCGAGCCTCCAACGCTTTCCACAGCACCTCCATGCCGTTGTTGGCGGCGTTGAGCGCCGAGTCCATGCCGTTGACAAGCGAATCAATCGCACCCTGCACATCGTTCTTGGCAAGCATCTTTTCCATGCTGTCCCAAACGGGTGTAAGCGCATTCTCAATCACCCTTGCGGCGGCTCCCTCGACAATCATGTTCTTTATCATGTCGGCATAGTCGCCCTTGATCGCCGCAAAGGTGTCGCTCATGCTCGCCCTCGCCTCTATCCACGAGTTAGCCATCTGACGCGCAACGTCGGTCTTGCTACTCCCCGTGAAGTGCGCCACAAGGTCATCCTGCAACTCCTTTATCTTGTCCGCAGTCTCTCGCGCCTGATTCTCGTATTCCTTTATCTTCTCCTCATCTTTCTTCTTGCCCTTGCTCCGCTCTGCGCGGGCCTGCTTCTCATACGCCGCCTGCTGGGCCTGCAAGTTTTTGAGCTGCTGGTTGTAGTTGTTCAGATAGTCGCGCCCGAATACTTTGTCAGCCGCCGCCTCAAGCCGCCCGTAGGTGTATTCAAGCTGCTCCAAAAGCTGCTGCTGACGCTTGATTTCCTTGTTGGCACGTTTGACCTTGCCTGCCGAAAACAGATTGGTGAACCCGACAAACATCTTGGGTATCGCCGTAAGCGCGGAGCTTATGATTCCTACCACATTGCCGCTCATAGCTGACTGCACTATGTCCTGTATGCCGCCGGAGATTTGACCGAGAGCGTCCGCCACATCTTTCCAATGCTGCACATCCTCCTCATCCGCGCCCATTGCTTCCGAGATGTCAGCTATGCCTTTGGCTATGTCGCCCGCCCAATTCAACATTTGGAAAAGCTCGTTGGCGGAAAGTCCTATCATGTCCTTGACTTTCTTCCAATTCTCGACTGCTTTCTGCGAGGCTTCCTCGTTAGCCATTGCTCGGTCAAGCTCCTCTTTGGCGTCGATTACCTCCTGTACGGATTTTTCAGAACCCTCGCCATATTTCTTGACAAGTTCGTCATACTTCTTACGCGCCACGTCCGCCGCCTTACTTGCAGCTATAAGGTCTGCATTGGCAGCCTCCTCGCTTTTATTACCTCGGCTATCGCCCTCGCGTCGGAGTTTGCGATAATCGCTTATGGATTTGGCAAGCGTCTTGAACGGATTGCGCTTCGCAAGTTGAGCATCTATCTCGTTCATGCGCGACTGCAATTCTTTGAGCTGTGTAGGCGTAAGGTCTTTCCATGCCCCTTTCAGACCCTCGATGCGGGTTTTCATATTCTCCAACATCGCGGTAGATGCGTGGTCAAGGTCGTCGAACATCTGCACATACATCGGAGAATCTTTGAACATCTCATACGCAAGCGAAGTCTGCTCTTTCGTCTGTTTGTCCTTGAAACCCTGTATCAGTTTGTCAGCCACATCTAAAAAGCCCTGCAAGTTTTCAAGTTCCTGCTGTTGCTCGTCTGTCCGCGTGCCGAGACCGAGCAATTCGGTTATCCTCGTTTGCGCGTAGCCTTTCTGAGCCGTTATCTTGTCAATCTCCGTGCGCGTTGTCCTTGCGAGGTCGAGCATCTTGTCCGAAGCGGATTTAGCTTTCTCAATAGCTTTAAGCCAGCCTTCAATTGTCTTGGCAAAATCCTTGTCCGCATTGTCAGACAACTTTATCAGTTCTTGATATGCCTTGCTTTCAATACCGCCAAGCGCGTCTTTCTGCGCCTCAGCGAACTCCCGCAGTTTCTTGGGGTCGAAAGTACCGTCTTCGCGGAATATACTCTCGTCAATCTTAATGCCCGACGGTTCTAACAGTTTTTCTATCTGCTCCCGTATCTGCTTGTTAAGGTCTTTCCCTTGCTCTCCGTAAACATGGATAGCTACATTCGCCGCAAGTTCCACATCTCCCGTCATTCCCAGTACCTTCTCATAGAACTCCTTGACCGTCTTCGTGCGGGAAATGCGGTCGGCGAGTTCCTTTAACTCGGACTCGATGCGGCGTTGCTGCGCATCCGAAAGAATTGTGTCTATTTTAATCCCAAGTTCCACCCATGCTTTTTTGCCCCCTTTCATGCCTTTTTGAGTTTTCATTATCTCGGCTACTGCCGTGAGATAATTTACAAGATCAGTCTCATTAGTGGGCACATCCATTTTGGGTAATTTAAATCCGAGTTTTCTACTGGCCGCCTCTACCATATTTATACTCTCGGTATAAATATCGCGCACCTTCTCCAACGCTTTGGAAGAACCTATCAATTTGTCGTATTTATTATACTCCTGATACAGTTTCTCTATTAAGGAGACCGTCTCCTGTAAGGTCTGTAATCGCAAATCTTCGGAAGTCCTTCCACTCTTGCTCCTGCCGCCACCTTTGGCTTTCTTATCTGTCTCTAATGAGATTTTGTCAAGGTCTACCAAAAGTTTTTCAAGAGCCTTTTTGCGTTCTTCAGCTTTTCTAAGTTCCTCGCGGTCTTTTTTCTCCTGCTCTTTTGTGTAATTCTCTCCTCTCTCTCTTGCTGCGATACGGTTGGGAATAGCGTCTTGAAGCAGTTTAATCGTTTTGATGACAGTTGCCACCTCATCCTTTATCCTCTTTCGGTACACCTCGAAATCTTCGCCCGATTGCATAAGGAAGCGGTTCATATTCTGTCCCGAAATTTGCAATTCCTTGACAATCGCTCTCCATCTGTTCCGCCAACGCACAACAACAGTTTCGCTTGGTACCATGTTCTCGTATTCCTTTTTCTGTGCCACCAAGTAGTTTCTGAACGTATTGAGGATAGCGAGTATTTCGGGATTCTTGTTACCGAGCTTCGCAATCATGCTATCAACGGACGCGATAATTGCGTCAAAGTTTATCTGTGAAACTTTGCCGAGGTCGTTGACGCTTATCGCATCAATAATGCTGAACCATTCCGATTTGATTCCCTCGCCCATATGGGCAAACGCTTTCTTTATGTCCTTGTTGTTCTGAATCTCTGAGGCTGTCTGCTTAACCCATAGATTTAGTTTCAAGGCATCGAGCAAATCGCCTTGAGTTTCTCGGTCTATAGGCGTACCTCCTTTGAAAGTATATTGGGCATTTGCGACAGTATCGGACACCCTTTTCTGCATATCGGAGAATTTGCCAAGATTGCCGATAGATTCACGATACTCCTCGTTCATGCCTTTCAACTCGCCTGCTTGTGCCGCATAAGCGTTGGAAAGCCCCGATATGGCGAGATACCCTTCCTTGAACGTATAGGTGTCACTGCGCTTGATGGCAAATGCTTTCTCCCAAATTTTAGCAATGCGCTTTTCGTCTTGAATCCCTGCCTTCAGCATCGCATCGTGGAATTTGTCAGATACCTTTTTGCCGGATTCAGGTGCAATCCTTTCAAATTCAACAAAGAATCTGCCGACTTCGGTAGAAGTAAGTCCTCGTCGGTAAAGTCTATCACGCACCTCGTTTTGGTTGTCTCGGATTTTAGGGCCGTAATATTCCATTATAGCACTCTCCGCTTTCTGCCTCTGCTGTTCCGCGATATATTCCCGTATGGATTGAGTAAGAGCATCGTATTTGCCTTTCATTTTCGTAAGGTTCTCGATTGTAAGGGCCTCCTGCGGCAATATATCCCGATAGGTACGGTTCAGTTCTTGCAATGCGTCTGTCTGTTCTTTGCTTCCTGCGGCGGCGTGTACGGCTTTATCTGCAAGAAACTCAAAATTGCGCACACTTTGGTCTTGAAGCGTGGCAGTCTCGGTGTATATGGAATCTAACTCTCTTTTGAGTTTGCGGATATTCGTTATCCATTCATAGAATTTATATATAGCTTGCGTTACAAGCATCACGGCAATTCCTATTCCAAGTCCCGAAGCGATAGTCTTGCCGAGTGAGAGAAAACCCATTTTAAGTTTGCTCTGAGCGGTAGCGTTCTTTTGGGCGGCTATCGCGGCGGCTTCGTCTGCCTTGGCTTTTGCGAGACTTGAACGTGCCGCGTTCTGTGCGGCAATGTCAGTGCCTTCCATAGCGGTTGCGAGTTTTGCTTCTGCCGCAATGCGCTCACTTGTAGCCGTAGCAACACTCTTGGCTAGTGCTTTGGTCGCCATCTTCCAAGCTGCCATCGCCGCAACCGCAGGAAGGATTGAAGTCGCCGCCGTCAGACCAACCGCTTTCCAATTGCGCATCAATTCGGTGAGCATTTGAATCGCCTCTTTCATGCCCTCGTTGACAATTCCTGTATTGCCTATCTGCTCGTACATCACGGAGGCCGCATCGCCGAGCTTCGCCCACATACCATAGAGGGTGTTGCCCTGCTTCTCCTGCATATTGTAGAATATGCCGCCCGCCGAGGTCATGTCGTCGAACACCTCTTTCACCATATCGAAAGAGATGGCTCGCTTGGAAATCATATCCATTACCTGTTCGGTGGTTACGGCTTCACCGTTCAGTTTTTTCAATTTTTCCGCAAGCTCCTCAACGATAGGCACTCCCATTTCCGTGAACTGACGGACTTCGGAATTGTGAGTTACGATATTACCTTCAATAATGAAACGCTTGTTTCCGTCTATCTCAAAGCCAAAATAATCATCTTCGCAGTCGCGTTCCACACTCATGTCGAAATATTCATATCCCCCATTTGTGTATTTTACCCCTTTGTAGAGTGCCGGGTATTTGAGGTAATCAAGAACATACACGTCCTCAACGATGCCAGAATTTATATTATACAGTGTAAGTATGTGGTTTTCATTGCAACGGAATGAACCGCCATCGAACTTTACAACATACATAGTCTCTCGGTTACGGACAAGCGAAAGCACATTTCGTTTTTGCCCATCATCGCCCATTATGGCATCGCCGACTAAGACATCCTCAACTTTCTTGTTTGAGCCATCAAACATTTTGACTGACGTACCCCTTCCGAGACAGCCCCTTAGATACCCCGTTGCTCTCACCTGCCCGAAAGCGAGCACTACGCGATCCATGCTCACGCCAAGCCCGACAGACACATCGGTCAACTTCTTAGTCCATTCAAAAAGTTCTTTCGTGTCTGTTTTAACACCATCCCAGCCTACCTTATAGGCGGCAAGTTGTTTGGTATATTTAGTAAGATCGAGAATAGAGACGGGCGATTTCAGGGCAAATGATTTGATTTCCGAAAACAACTGATTTGCCTTGTTCTGGTCTTGCAATATCGCGCCGAGCGACACGCGCTGTAATTCAAATTGTGCCGTAACTTCGCGGACGCTTGTCAGAAAGCTGCCGACTTGATGGATGCTCCACAGGGCTGCGGTCTTTTTCAGAAGATTGGCAAGATAAGAGTCTTGCTTATTAAATTCCTGACTTACCTGACGCACAGCTGCTGCCTGCCGTGATGCCCCGCTCTGCGCTTTGCCTGTAAGTTCTGCAACTTTTGTTTTTGCCTTGTCAAGCTGTTCTGTCAGCTTACGTATTTTCTCTGCGACTCTTTCAAAAGACTTGCTCCCGATTTCCTTGCTGTTGAGTATCTGCTGGTACGCCTTGATTTTTGCAGACAGATTGGCTATACTATTCTCTTGCGCTCCGAGCGTCTTGCGCAGTTTTGCATAGCCGTCATTTCGCTTTTGATTGGCCTTTGCCTCTTCATCAGCAACGCGTTTGATTTTCCCCGCAATCTGCGAAAGCGTCTGACCGTAAGTGCTTGATGCGGTTGCAAGCTCATTGAATTGGCGAACCATCTCTTGTGCCTTAGGGGTAAGACGGTCGTTTATGTCGAACTTCTGATTGTTCGGCAACGCTTTCCACGCGGCTTCAAGGTTTCGCATCGCTTCGGTTATACGGTTGATGTTTGCCGAATTATCCGTTTGCAAAGAACTGTCAAGAGCTGCTTTCAGGTTTTTAGCATCATCTGTAATATGCTGTATGCTACCACGCAATGCCGCCTCAAATGTCGTAAACTTTGAAGCATCGAGACTCATTGGGATTGTCAAAGGCTTCCCGTCTACGGCCTTTTGCAAACGTCGTAGAACGCTATCCATCTGCGCTTGCGCATCTTTTACCCCTTTTTCTAAGTCAAACCCTATCGGGAATATCAAGTTGTCAGCCATTGCTATAAGATTATCTTATTAGTACGGAGTTGTATTACTCCGCAGGAATTTGTAACTTTGCGCAAAAATTGATGTAGTATGGATGAAAAGCCTAAATCGGAATATGACCGATACTGCGAATTGATTGAAAAAAAAGAATCGCGAAGCGACCTTAATATCGTTCCTAAGGCAATAGGCATAATGGGTGCGATATGCCTTTTAGGTGGAGTGCTGTCAATTTTCAGTGAACTCTGCTCGTTTGTAGAATCCATTGAGATTATCGCAGGGTCATTCTTCCTTTTCGGCTTCTCAATCATTGTCAGGGCGGCTTGTAAGTACCTCGACAAGTGATCTGAGTGATTTTGCGTTTTCGTCATCGCCTGAAACAATTGAAGCCGAGACCGCTTGCGCGGCATCGGCTCTAAGGCTCTCGGCTTTGTTTGAAAATCGAGTTACAGAGAAAAAGCCACCAGTCCCGTTAAGGATGGTGGCTCTTAGGCTCTATCGTATTGCAAAATTACAAAAAATTATTGATACCCACAATAGGGGCGACACCCGATTGAGTGCCGCCCCCTATTGTTCAGATTGCTTGTTTAGCCTCTTTCGAAGTCACCCTCTCGATGAAGTCGGCGAATACCGAGAGCAGACCGAGGATGCAGGTGTTCTGCATCGTGAAGATGCGGCTGCGCTTTATCTCGTCAGCAACCCGGTCGATTTCATCTTTAATCTCCTGGGGTGTCGCCCCGATCCCGTCAAGGAACTCAGAGGCGGCGGTGAAGTCGTAGGTCACAACTCACGCAGTTTGGATTTGATGAAATCTACCTCGTCGGACGCTTCAAGGGCATCGTCAGACACCACTCTTGCCGCTATCTGCACGTTCTTGATAAGCTCGGCGGCGTTCTGAAACCCGATATGGATGCGTCCTTTTATAACCGGGTAGTCGAGGATTCCGGCGAGAGCCGTGGCTGCGGTAAGCAGGTTGAGGACGTTTCTTGTCACACGTTGTTCGCTCATTTCGCGCCTCCTTTCCTGCGTTTGAGATAGTAGATTGTTGATGTGCCTTTGCCAAGTTGTCCGTAATACGGCTCTGTGCTGATGGCATAGGCTTCCCAGCCCTCTGACCCAAGTCTGTTGAGGTCTTTCTCTGAGGGATTAAACCAATGGTTGTACTCCCACTGTTCATAGGTTTCTTTCATCGCAGACCTCCTTTCTGCAATTCTTTGGCGTCGAGAGCCGTTTGGAGCCGCGCAAGCGTTTGAGCGGCCATGTCGCTAATCATAGCGGCATATAACGCATCAAACTCTGCCTCTTTGATATACTTTTCGCCAGCCTCGTATGCTTCATCCCACGAATCGAACTCGCCGACGAAATGTACTCGGCCATCTATGCGCACTCGCACAGAGTAATGAGGGTCTACTATCCAAGGGACAAACATTCCCTTGCTATGGGTTTCGTGTGTGATGATGATGTCGGGCGGGTCTAAGCCTGGCCCGCGTCTGCCCGGCTGAGGGTTGAATGTTTCGGTTGTGGCGAGTGCTTCGCCGTAGATGATTGTTGCCATACGATATTTTGGACTTTAATGGCTTACGGGCAAGTTGAAAAAGAAAACGGCTGCCCTTTCCCGTTTTGTCCGTCACCATATCGTAGGCCGTTATGCGCATTAACGCACACATAGGGGGTAGCAGCCGCTTTGCATTTTATATGCAGCGTACATATAGGCAATAAAAATAGCCTACACCACTCTCGGCAAGGCTCTCACTCTTGCCTACGATATTTAACGGACGCTGCAAAGTTAAACACACTTTTCGGAATATGCAAATCAAAAATTGAAGTGAAAAATATTTTGAAAAATTTTCGTCATATTTTTCGTTGTGCAAAGTTACAATATAATTGCGAATTACGCAAGTAAATCAATAATACAACTTCATATTTTATTGTATGTTATAAAACATATTTTTGATTTTTCGGTCGTAAATGGCTCATTTCTCGAAGATTTGGAGTAACTTAATTGTTCTCTCGGCCGAGAGAGAACAATCGGGGGGCGCACAGACAATTCCGTGCACCCTCCTGAATATTTTGATTGTATATTTACGCCTCCATCAGCTGCTTTATCTCCAGCAGATCCTCGGCGGTTATCCTTATCTGTCCCAGGTCGCCGAAAATCATGTCGAGGAATACGTTGTGAGGAATATTGATTGTCACAGCTCCCTTGCCATACTCGATGCCGAATGAGCCAATCTCGGCACACGCCACATCCATCTCCCTGAACATCGCGACGGCATCGTCAATGAGCATATCGGTGTCAATCTTGCCGTCCTTGTCGGCAACGAACAGCGCAAGCCCGTCGACCATCGAGTTTATGCGCCTGTCCTCGCGCTCCATGTAGTTGTTCAGTCCCCGTTTCAGATACACCGATGCCGCTTTCAGCTTCGGACGATCTGCGGCGAGTTCGTCTATCTTCCCATACGCCCATTTGCGCACGGCTGCTTTCAGATCGCCCGTAAGCCTGGCGGTTTCTTCTTTCAGATACATGGTCGTTTACTTTTTAGAGGTTTTACTTCCTTTGGCCGTGCCGTTCTTCATCTGCAAGAACTCCGAATAGGTCATGTCGGAATAATGCTGTGTGTATTCGTTGAACAGCTCCATGTTGCGGTCTGCCTCCTTTGTGGCTTTCTTTTTGAGCTGCTTGATAAGTGCGAGGTGGTTTTCAAGTGCCGCCTTGCCGTCCTGCGTACCCTCCACGATCGGGCGCATCAGGCGCATCTGTTCGCGCTGGAGTATAGCCATTATCGTCTGCTGGCTCTGCTGAAATTCCTCGTCTCGGTTGACAATATCAAACTCGCGGTCGCTAAGTTCTGCGGTCAGCTTCTCTATCTCGTCCCATATCGGGGCCTGCGACTGCGGCTGTCCGCTGACGGCTTGTGTTCTCTGCTGCTGCCTACGGACTTCAAGTTCCTGCTGTACTCTCTGCAACTCGGCTATGCGCTGGTCGTAGTCAATCGGAGAGTTTACGGCTGAGCCGCCCAACAACGGGTCTGCTCCTCCTAAAAATACGTTTGTCTGCATAAAATAGTGGTGTTGAGTTTTGTTAAAGTAGTGGTGAGTGTCCCCGAAAGGACACCACACCACTATTTCGATTTGCGCTTACGCCGTTTAGGCGGTCGGAGTCGTTGCTGTACCCTGAACGGAGCGGCATCCGCAGCACTGCGAGGGAAAGCCGGTCACTGTCGGAGTCGAGGGGAGTGTAATCACGCCCTTGATGTTACGGCAGTCGAGGCGGTCAGTGTGATTGATGGAGGCAGTGTAAGCCTTTTCAATCTCACACTGGATGAGCTTGTCCTGATACGGACGGATGGCGGCACCCACGGCAACCTCCTTTTCAAGCTGCGAGATGCGGGCGTTGAGCGCGTCGAAGCCGTCGCGCTGGTTCTTGTAGAGACCGAAGTTGGCGGCGTTCATCTTGTCCTGAGTGTTGTCGTAGAGGTCACGGACGCTCTTGTACAAAGCAAAATCTCCATCAACCTGACTCTTGTAGAGCGAGAACTTCTCGGCGACGTCGGTGTTGCGGTGGTCGTAGTCGGCCTGCATAGAGCCAACTTTCAGACCCCACATCGCATTGGTGAGGGCGATAGCCTCGTCACAGCTCTTTTCCCATGCCTGGAAAGCGGTGGGAGCGGCTGCGCCGTATGTCCCGGCTCCCCCGACGGCGTTGATGTTGACGTTCTCCGGCATCGAAGCTCCGCCCCATCCGAACAGTCCGCGACCGTTACCGTTGAGAGCGAGCAGTCCGAGAGCAGTGCCCGCTATGCCGAGACCGAGGCCGGTATTGCCTACGCCTTTGGAGGCGTACTCCTTGTGGTCCTCGTCGTGAACGTAAGTCTTTTTCTCAATGACTTCCTTGTTTGCAGTTTCCATAATTATGAAGTATTTGTTTGATTGCAGAGCAACATCGCCCTGTACTGCAAAAATACTTTTTAAGGCTCTTTCGTTCAGTGAGTTGTTTCGCAGTTGTTTCGCAGTTTCCGCAGAGCGCTTTCGCAAGTTTGGCGTAGGAGTTTCGCAACGCCCTGTTTGTCTGAATACGAGCGTCAAACGAGGTTATGACATACTGCACCGTCCGCGCCGACACTCCGAAAATATCCGCTATCCGCGAGGGATATACGTTTCGGATATGCAGCAGTTTGGCTGTCATGTGCCGAGCATCGACTATCTCCGCCTTTCGCGATTTGGAGAGGATGGATTCTTTCGGCACGTCAAGTTCCTCGGCTACGGTTTCAAGGATATTATCGGCGAGTTCTGCAATCTTTGGCATGATTGTGGTGGTGTTGTGCGGAGACATGAACAAAACGTTGTGCCCCGCGTTATTAAGGTATATGAGCGATTACTCATATAGCCCTTGTGACGTGAGGCGATTCTTGCTCTCTGAGCCGTTTAGGTTTGGAAGACGTAAGACGGCTCAGAGGTTGCAGGGGCTATTTTACTGCCCGCTTGGGTGGCTCATATTTCAATCCTTTCAGCTTTTCTCTCGGAGGGCGAGGCCCGCGAGGGTCTTGGCAGTCGGTTCGCTCGCACCGCCACATGCCGTCATAGTCAGCCTTGCGTATGGCGGCATCGCGTTCCTCGGTGAGAGTAATGATGCGCTCGTTCAATCGGTTTTTATCGGTCTCGCTATGATACAGACGGTCTGACAACTCGCGGTTGCGGTCAATGTGCTTATCGACCGTAGTGTTGAGTTTTGAGAGTCTTTCCGTGAGGTTACTGTTAAGGGTCAGCAAGTTTTCGATTGTTTTCTGCTGATGGTCTACCTGCGCAAGCAGCCTCGTAACCTCGGCATCGTCGGCGTCAGCCTGCGTTTTCTCTGCCTCGGCTTCTTTCTGCTTGACCTCTGCTTCTTTCAGCCTTTTGGTCTGCTTCCACCATATAATAGACAGCACCGTGCCCACGACCGATGTGCCGCCGAACACGAATGTCAATATCTGATACAATGTCTCCATTTTATTTGTCCTTGTCCTTTATCTCAGTCATCACCTCGGCCTGAAGCTCCTCCGGCGTGAGGATTTTCTTCTTCGGTCTTACGTTCAGACCCATGCCGCGAAGTTTGGCTTCCAGTTCATCATCGCTCTTGGCCGCTGTCAGTGCAGCCTCGGTGCGCTTGCTCGGCTTCTCGTAGTCGTAGTCGTAGTAGCCCTTGTCGAGAAGCATGAAAGTGACGTAGTTCTCGGTATCTAAGAACCAGTACCGAAGCCACGACCATAATCCATAGTTGCCGTAGATCGCCTTTATCTTCTCGTTGTCGGTTGCCTCGGCAAACAGACTGCCTACTTGTTGTCCTCCGCCTTTTTCTTCGTAGCGTCCTCCGCCGCTTGCGCCTCCGCCGCCCTCCATCTTTTCAGCGTCTCTCTTACGCCGTCGCCAATTGGTTTCATAGAGAACGCGCACTGATGCTTTGTATCTTCCCAATTGGCGAAATAAAAACCCACTTCTTCATCGTTTATCGCAGTGTGGTTGATGTGGTAGAGGTGTTCTTCAGTTCGGAGCATAAGCCGTCGCCATGTCAGAGCGAAAAGCCCGGGCACGAACAACGCCCGGTTGCCCAGCAGATAGTAAGCCGCCGTCTTAGCGTGGAGCGTGTCAAGCTTACGCTGTATCTTCTTCGCCTTGCGTAGCGGCATAGCCTCTTTCTGCTTGCCTGACAGCGCATAGGCTTCAAGTTCAAGCGTGTGGATGCGCTCTCTCACTTTCTTGCTCACCTGCCTTACGGTGTAGGTCTTGCCCTCGACTGCTATTACCCTCGGGAATCCGTGCTTTATATGCTCCTTTGCCGCGACCATGCGGTCAAGTTCCTCGTCGGTAAGCTCCTGCGGTTTTTCTTTATCTTCGGTCATGTCACTCTTTGTTTATAGGCTCTTTGCTCCATGTGGCGTGTTCCCTTATAAAGGTAAGTATCGAACTCGGATAGCCGTCGGAACTGTTGAATTGCAACATTGTAGGTTCTTCTTTCCCTTGTGCAAGATTTACCACAACGCTGAATAAGTCCTTGCAGTCGGCTTGCAGCTCGTCATATTTGCGCTGCAATTCCATCATAAGCTCCATGTCGGACTTCTGATGCGGAGGGCACAATATCCTTTCGGCAAACTCACGGCGTTCCGAATAGGGCATAAGGTCAAGGCTGTCCCAAATGGATTTCAGCGCTCTGTCTTTTGCTTTTTCGCTTTCGGTCATAGTGATGTATAAAAGGGGCGGCGGCATTACGGCTACCGCCCCTTGTTGAAAAGATGTTATGAGTTACGCTCCAGTGGTGGCATAGGTGAGATTGATTTTGTCAATCAGCATCATCGTACCGAGCTTGTCGGTATTGCAGTCCTGCGCCTTGCAGATGGCTTTCAGCGTAAACAGGCCATCCTCGGGAGAAGGACCGGTGAGAATACGCGCCCTCGGGAAGAAGATGGCCTTTTTCGCGGTGTCGTTGACCAGAGCGATAGGACGTTCGATGACCGGCATTTCCTCAGTAGTCGCCACAGCTGTCGCGCCTGAGCCGAATGCACTTCCGGTGCCCATGTTGGCGGTTGTGATGTCCTTGCCTTTCATAAAGGTTTTGAACTTGTCTGCCGAGAAGTCCGCCATCTCGAAGTCGTAGCCGTAAGAGCCTTTGGTCGGGCTGGAAACGATGATGTCACCCTGCTCGTCGAGCTTGTCCTCAAACGATGGTTCTTCACCGTTCCACGCGGTTGAACCCTGGAACACCTGACCCACGTCGAAACCATCGCCGGTGATTGTGGCAACGTCTGCGGTGGAATAGTCCTCCACTTCGTCAAAGACGATAATCATGCTCTGACCGTTAAAGGTCGAGGTGGGGGTTGCTTTTTTAATTCCTGCCATGATTGTATGGTTTTGATTGTTATTGATTCTGTAAGAATTCGTCTGTCACGTGCCACTCCACGTTGAGTATCGTGGTGGAGTAGCCCGTAGTGAGATTTGTCGTTGTCGGGGTAATCACATTTGTGGGGTCGAAGCTGAACACGAATCCCTGCGACACCTTGCGGTGTACGAGCGGAGAGACCTGCGCAAGCAGTTTCCGCACACGCCCGGTGTTTACCGTCTGCCCGTCGCGAGTGCTGTTAAGCAGCTTGCAACTTACTATCAGCATAAGGCTACCTTTGAAAAGCGCAGGGTCTTCGGTAAGCGACTGCGCACCGCCGTTCCACGTCAGGCTCAGAAACTCGTCGGCTAACCCTACGCTTGGCTGCTTGCCGTCGGCATAGCACCGTATCGTATGGCTCTCTGTCGTCGAGGTCTGCACCGTCACCTTGCCGTCAAGCAAAGCGGCGAGTGCTACGTCAGGGTTGAGGTCTGCGATTGAGGTCATAGCATCGTGGGTGTTGCGGTTACACTTTCGGCTATCGGGCGAAGTCCGGCGAGGATTTCGTTGACGGTCGTGTTGGCGATGCGGTCAAAGAAATTCTGCCCCCTGCCGAGCGGCGAACCTTTGGCGTTGATATGATAGGCGTAAGGCACTGCGGAGAATACCACAAACCACACCCCTTTGGCGAAGCGTGTGCTTGCCTCGGAGATAGCTTGCTGGAGAAATGCGGAGCCGTCTATGCCGTAGTGGTTCACTCCGTCAAAACCGCTCTTGCCTTGCTTCTGCGCCCGTTTTGTGGGGATAAATGCCGAGATTGCTCCGTCGGCATACACCGCACAACCCGTAGCGTCGTGCAGGTTGGCAGTGTATTCGGGTATCAGTCCGCTGTCAATCAGTTGCACCACCTCCTGCGCTTTCTGTCTGAGTATAGACACAAGCTGCGGCTGCGCAACATTCTTGACAAACATCTTCATGCCCTCTTTAAGGACGTTCAGATTTTGGCTCTGATAGCCTCTTACGCTTGGATTTGCCATACCTTACTTCTCCACGCTTTGCTTAATCTCAATCTCCGTCACATAGTCGCCCGTCAGGTCAAGTCCGAGGTCGTTGGCGAGTTTCACCACTCCCTCGCGCTTGCGTCCGAGTGCTGTAGTCACCGTGATATTGTCGTTCTCCAACACCATCACGGCCCGGGGCAGATACACCACGTCGTTGTGCGTGATTATGCTTAGAGAGGTCTGTCCTCCCGGCTGAAAGTCGCACACGCCGCTGTATATCTCCTCGCTCACAAGGTTGTCCCACTCGTCCGTCTCGCCCGTGCTTCGGGTTATCACGCACTTGTCGGGGTAGCTCAAATCGCTCATCGCCAACCTCCTTTCGGGCAAGTGTTCGGACGATTGCGCATATAGGTGTAGTCGCTCATTCCTCCGCTGTCGGTTACATCCTCCTCCACCTCCGCGCCAAGCTCTCTGCGCAACTTGTCGCCAAGTGCGCGGAAAGCCACGCGGTCTTTGGTGGTGAGAGGATAGCCGCCAATGGAGATTTGTCTGTTGCCACGTTTCTCGCTTTTCGTGCCGCCCGTGATTGCCGCCGACATCGAGTAGTAGAGGGTAGAGAGGGCGTAGTTCAGACCTTTCATGTATTCCTCGTCGCCGATATAGTCCTCCACCTCGTCGGTCAGTGCGACCACTCGGAAAGGCGTAGGGCGAGCTTCAAACGGCGAGATTGCCGCCACTTCAAGCACGTTGCCCTCTATCTGATTGCCGAGGCCGTGGAAATGCCCCCTAAGCCATTGCTCTACCGTCATAGCTGCTTACACGTATGATTTGGTGTAGTAAGTTTTACTTTCCTGCACCGTTGTGTCGGTGGTCAGCACATACTTGCCGTCAGCGGTCTTTTCGTAGTAGCCCTTTGTTTTGGGATTACCCGTAGGATTGGAGACAGCGGTGTAGGTAGCAGTCACGGTCTTACCCATGATGAAGCGGTGGAGCTTCTTGGGTCGGTTAGGCACGGTGAGACAGGTCAGCTCCGATTCCCAGTGCTGCGTCTTGGTCTTGGGGTCGTACCAATAGTCCATGATGCCGCGTCCGTCGAACATGCGCGCATATACGTGCGAAGCGTCGGGACGGATGGGTGCCACGTTCTTGATTGTACCGATGTTGCCGGACGGACGGAAGAGCATGATATGCTCGCTGAACGCTTTGAGCAACGGGTACTCGAACTTCTTGGTGGTATCGTTGAACTTGGCGACGGCAACCACGTTGTTGTGGAGCTTCACGTTGGAAATCTTCGGGAAGAGACGCTTGAAGTAGCCCACCATAACGGATGTATTTGTTCCCTCTACGAGATACACATTCGCTCCGGCTTCGAGGGCGCGTGCGTCTGCGTCCGCTTTTGAAGTGGTAGCGGTGAAAAGACCCGGCACGGCAAGATAACCGATTGCCTTCTTGATTACCGGGTGTCCCATGAAGGTGAGGAACGACCACTCGTCTGCCTCTACCTCGACTGCGCCGTAACGACCGTCGAAAAGAAGCGCGGTGAGGAACTTGTTGTAGTCCTCGATGGGGTTCTTCGTCTCATCGTAGGTGACGGCCATAGTCTCGGAATCAACCGTATAATAGTTACCCATGTGGGTGTTTTCTTCCGGGACATTGGCACGGAATGTTATGCCGACAATACCGTTGGGGTTGTTCGCGTCGGTAAGCGTCAGCCCGAACTCCGACAGGAACTGCCCTCTCTGATAGGTGATGGACTGAGCGTGCGAGGCGGGGAAGTCCTCGGCGAACTCCATAAGGTTCTTCGACAGATAGTCGCCGATGCTTGCATAGGGTGATTCGCCCATAAGCTGCGCGGCTCCGCTGATTCGCTGAATCTCCACCATGTTGGCGCGGTAGTCGTTCTCGTCGCGGGTCTCGTAGCGTTTCTGACGGGGGATATACCCTCCGAGCTTGCGCATCGGAATCTCGCGTCCGCGTGCAACCGCCTGTGAATAGATGTCGAGATAGGTCGCCATTGCGGTCACGTTGTCGGTGACTTCGGCGAACTCGTAGTTGAAGTCAATCTGTGCGTTATCCCACGAGAAGCCGTCCATATTGAGGTTCATGGTCTCGCGGCCTTTGAGGTAGCGGTCGTACCAGCACTCGAATTTCTTCTGCGTGCCGAGGCCGAGCGCACTCATTATGTTTTCATAACCTGTAAATGCGTCCATGTCATCAAGCGTTTAGAATGGTTATCTGACCTCTGAGGTATGTCTTCTGCGCATCGGTGATTGTCGCGCTTACACGTTTTCCGTAAAGCGTACCTTTGGTCACTACTGTGAATGTGCATCCGTCGCTCCCCATTATTCGCTCGTCTTTCGACAGCCCCGTGGGAGTAGCGGAATCGAGTGTGGGCGTGCCGCCGGGAGTAGTCACGGCGATAGGCGTTCCGGCGGGGAATACCTTGCCGACCGGATAGGTCTCAGAGGGGAGTAGCGTCGCACCTCCGGGATACGTCTCTGTCACGTCGTGCCACACCTTGATACGGCCTACGCTCACCTGCTGGCCGTTCTCGGCATTGAATGTGCCTCCGTAATTCTGCATTTCGTTTCGGAATTAAATGATTGATACTCGGTTTATTTCTCCGGCTCCGTCCATCCGAGTTCCTTTGCAGCTCTGTCGAATGACGAGAAATCCGCGTCTCCTTCGCCCGCTCCGCCGTCGCTCTGGAACGGCTTGGAAATGTCAAGACCTTTCGCCTTTGCGAGCGGCTTGAAAATCTCCATAGCCTCGGTGTGAAGCTCGTCTGCGGTCATAGACTTGCCCGTGCGGTCGTAGATGCGCATTGCCTGCGCCCATGCGCTGTCGCGCAGTTCGGGATAGCCGTTGACCCATTCGTCTGCGCCGAATTTCTCCTGAGCCTGCTTCACGGCAAGCTCGGCTGTCTTGGCGGTCTCAAAGGCGTTCAGCTTCTCCTGCAAGGGCTGGAGCTTCTGCTCCCATGCAGCGTTGAGCCGGTCTACGAGTGCATCCACGTCAAGACCCTGCGGTTTCGGTTCGGGATTGGGTTCGGGTGGTTGGTTGCCGTTGAGTTTGGCTTCGAGTTCCGCAATCTTGGCCTCATACTCGGCTTTCTTGCTGTCTGAGGCTTTGGTGCGTACCTTATCCGCTTCGCTCTGCCAGGACTTCATCACGCCCTTGACCGCCTCGCCTTGGACGAAAGCATCAATTTCGGATTCATCCTTTACGACGGTCACTCCTAAGGCGGTCAGCCCGTCAACTACCGATTCAGGCACACCCAAGTTTTTATACCCTTGTGTTATCGCCTCCTTGATTTTTTGCTTCATTATCAATGAATTGTGGTTAAACAAAAAAGAGCCGACAGACGCTGTTAAACGTCAATCGGCTCTGTGGCTCTATTTGTATTTGTTGCGCGGGACGGACTCGAACCGCCGACCTTAGCCTTATGAGGGCTACGAGCTACCGCTGCTCCACCGCGCTATGTGTAAACCAACAGAGCCGACAAATGCACTCTTGCATCCATCGGCTCTATGGCTCTGTGGTTAACAATCTTTTTTTACCTGTCGAGGCTGTACTTCCTTATGTCTATCGGTATCTCTTTACCGCATTTTTTACAATAAAAAACTACTATGCCTTGGCCTACTATATCTTCGTATCTTCCGAGAAGTTTCGGTTTGCGGCCTAACGCATTACATCGTGGACAATATATGTTTCCTTTCATATCGTTTAGTAGGTTTATCCATATATTGCCACTTAAATCCACCTGCTTGGTGCATCACACCTCTTGCCGCACGACTTATGCCTGTCCGTCCTATCCCTGTCTGAGTAGACGCATCTTTGGCTGAAATATATTCCTTGACAAAAACCCCATCCATTGTGAATTGACGGATTGGTTTGTTATATGCGGCCGCTCTTCTCTCTACGCCACCGTCATAACGAGCGTTATACAGACGAGTACACCATTCGAGATTGTCAACACAATTATTCGATGTGTTCCTATCCTTATGGTTTATCTCTGGTAGATTTTCAGGGTTGGGAAGAAATGCCATAGCGACAAGGCGATGAACTCTGAACGTTCTTTGGCCCCTTTCATCACACAACGTTGCGCTTTGATAGCCTCCCATAACTGTTGATGGAGACAAAACTCTACCACTGCAACGTCTAATTCGGCCATCTTTAACCGAAACTAATCTTGGTAGACTTCTTATCTTGCCAAGATTGCTTGCTTGATAAAGTCCTTCATATCCAGGTATGTCTTTCCATTCTTCAGTCATATTAGTAGCTCTTTCCGAGTGCAAAGATAATATCATTTCATAAATTATGCAAGTAAATCCATAATATTATTGTAGATTTTTATTATCTTTGCACCAAATTCAGAGCCGCAGAGCCACTTGACCCCATCGGGACAGGTGGCTTTCGCGGTTTTTAAGCATCTATGGCGTTCAGAATACTCGACAAATCAATTGCGTTTCCGGCACTCTACCCGAAAGTGGAGCGCAAACTGCCCACTGCAAAAGACAAGGGCTGGACTAAGGTTGGCGGTTTTCTGCTACGCGACAAGGTGGACTTCATTCCTCAGCCAGGATTACAGGAAAATGTATGTGCGTGTGAAGCCAATGTTATTCACATGTGCGGTGCGGCCACAATGGGTAAGTCGTTCACGGGCATTCTATTATGGGGCTACCGCGCCGATAAGAAAGGCGCATCGGGCGCGATGATTTCAACACGCCTGCAAGACTCAAAGAAAGGTTCATCAATCTTCCGAGATAATGAATTGGTGTGGGGTCAGTATGCCGGATGTCAGTACAACACCTCCGACTATCCCACATTCGCATGGCCTATATGGTTCTCAGCATGGCGACTCATCCACTCCAACTTCAACACCGACAATCCCGCCGAATGGTCTGCATTTGTCGAATACGCTAAGAAAAATCAGAACGGCTATCAGTATTTCGACGAGGCTAACGACCTCCCCGAAAGGCAGTATCACTATTGGAACTCCCGCAACCGCGATGATTCGGGTGTGCCGCCACAGTCAGTCTATTCCTACAACCCTCCCGGCAAGAATCATTATTTCACCCGCAACCTGATTAACGGAGGTTATGTCGGTGCGGATTTATGGTTCAAGCCCGAAATGAACGGCGTTGTCCGCTATTACTACGCACCGAGCGACAATGTGGACGATTTCATTTGGGGCGACACTCCCGAAGAAGTCGCAAAAGCCGCAGGGATAGTGCTAACCGAAAAAGACCGCGCCGCCGGACTGACTGAAACGGACATGATACGCTCATTCGCGGCGTTCACCGGCGAAGCTTCCGACAACCGTATGCTTGTAGCTTCGACAGGCGGCAAGTCAGTAGCCAACTTGCTTTATTCGGGTCAGGGCGCGGTGTTGAAAGGCGGCTATTTTGGCGATGTCAAGGAGGACGAAAACAACGTCAGCAAGAATATGATTACCCGCCTTTGGGAAAACCCCAAGGACGAGGACGATAATATGTACGCCACTTTTGACGTGGGCGGCGGCAAGGGCGACTCTGCGCCGCTAATCATTTGGCGCGGCTTGCAGATGATTGCCATTGAATATTTCACGGGCGAGCCGCAGGAACTTGCCGGATGGATTCAGACACGCCTCTCGCGTTACGGCGTTCCCGTCGAGCATTTCGCATACGATGGCACGGGCTTCGGTTTCTGGCTCCAGGGGCTTACCAACGGCATTGCCGTGACAGCCAACAAGCGTCCCTTGCAAGAGTATGACGAACACGGCAACCAAGTGACCCGCGACGAGTTCTTCAACTGCCGCTCACAGCTTTTAGGCAAGCTCGAAGTCGCCCTCAAACGCGGCGACATTTCCTGCGTGATAGACCGCAACAAGCAGGTCAAGTTCGGCACGAAGAACGAGACACGCCGCTTCATCGACGTGCTGTATGACGGCGTGAACCTCTTTATCATCACGAAGAAGAACGGCAAGACCTACTACAACTCAAAAGAGGAATTTAAGGCGCGGTTCAAATACTCCCCCGGCGAGCTTGACGCAATGTCGCTCCGTATGGTCTTTGAACTCGACACACGCGAGAGGAAACAACCGAAGCCGCAGGTGGAGGATGATGCCTACGATGAATTTTTCTGTCCTCACCCTCTTTCGGGATGGGGCTATTGGTGAATAAACAATGACGCTATGATGAATTTATTTCAAAATCCTATAAAATAATGGCAACACCCTTTAGAATACAAGACCATCTACATAAGGAATATTGGAAGCGCAGGGTCGCTCCCGGTACGGACGTTCCCTTGCCCGTGAACAACAACTACTACATCGAACCGCAGCCCGACAACAGCGGCGAGTGCTTCCGATATATGACAACCTCGGACTTCCTCAACGAGATTGAACCGAGCGCGCACGAAATCAACAGCCCGCACTGGCTGACGCGCCCGATATATATCGACGAGGAAGTGACGGATGAAAACGGGAATAAAGTTCTTGATGCCAACGGTAAGGTCAAAAAGAAAAAGACATTCCTCGGTTATCAATATATGGAGACCACGCGCTGCTCCCTGCAACGGCGCTTCGCAATCGCCAAAGCCAACCACTCCGCGCAGAAAGGCTTTTGGATTGGAAACGAAACAAAAGAATATAAGGACGAATTTGCCACGTTGCTCTCATGGCGCGACACTCTCGGATTGAAAACCGCCTATTTCGAGGCCGTGTTGTCGCTCCGTCAGTGCTGCGAAGCTGCTGTCTATCTCTTTATGGAGGGGAGCACTCTGCAATATAAAGTATTCTCTCCGCTCTACGGCGATACTTTGTTCCCCGACTATGACGAAAACCACAACCCAATTCTTTATCGCCTATACACCCTGCGAGGCAAAAACGCCGTGGATATTTATGCTTGCGGGTGGACTGAGACGTGGGTGCAGTCATCAGGCAAGGGGGACAATGAAAAGGATTTGTCGTGGTGGCAACGCTTTTCGGGGTGGTTCAGCAAGGGTATTGATTGGAAAACGACCGCCGAAAGCAAGGACGGTTGGCGCAGACTCGGTAATAGGCGCGAGACACAGATTGCCAACAATCTCAATCAAGTAATTTATTTTCGTGTGCCCGACCTTGCCACCGGCTGCGTTGAGGATGAAATCAAGTCGTGGGAGCGAGCCATGTCCTATATCGCCGAGTCAATGAAAGTGTCGGCGTTCCCCGACAAACTCGTCAAGGCTACCAAAATCAAGTCGCTGCCGAGCGCCGACGCTCACGGACGCATCTATGCCGTCGAGGGCGATGTAGACCAACTCAAAGCCGCCGACATGAAAACCATCGACCCCGGAGATATGTCGAATATCGCCACGGTAAATATCAAGGCCAAGATGGACGCTATCATGCACGGCTCTATGTCAGTTATCATCGAGCCTGAAATCCTCAAATCGGGTGCAGATAGCTCATCTGCGCTTCGCCTTATGTTCACATCCGAAATTCAGGATGCAGAGGCTTTTTGGGTGCTTGTCGCTCCGCAGGTGCGTTATATGGTCGAAGTGTTCAAGGCTCTCGTAGCTAAAATCGAGGGCGACGGCGTTTACACAAAAATCCGCACATCCATCGAGCCTATAACTTGGATTCCGCAAAATACCGCCGAACTTATCGACAATGCCACGAAACTCGTGTATGCAGGTGTATTGTCGAAAGAGGACTGCGCGTCGGAGTGCGACCTGCAATATCCCGATGGAGCGAAGACCGTCGCACGCGAGCAGGAGGAAGAACTTTTCCGCAAGACTTACATTCCGCTCAAAGCAAAAGCGAAAGCAACAGAGGATTTCGGACCGACAGACACTGCCGAGGACGTAATTGTCACGGAAAAGGATAAGAACAACCCCGACAAAGCCGAGAAGTCGCCCAAAATCGACAACAATGCCTCCCGAAAGGACATAGCCGAATAAGCAAAGGGCGCAAGGTCAATCCCTGCGCCCTCGTTGTAACACCGCCGTAGTATGCCGTAGCCTCGGCGGTTTGTTGTCGCAAATATACGATATTTTTGCGACATAAAAAGTGTTCCCTACCAATGATTGATAGAGAACACGGCTAAAAAACAAAAGAGGGAGAATCCGGCGAAGATTCTTTATCCCCTCAATGGTAGGACTGATATGCAAATTTACAAAAACATATTGTATTACGCAAGATATTCTACAAAATAGCTTTAGATTTTAGAACGGCAGCGGGTCGCCCATATCGTCTTTCGGTGTCTGCGGCTGTGCTTGTGGCTGCTGATACATCTGCTCCCAACCCTGCTGTGCCGGAGCTTGCTGCGGTTGCTGAGTAAGGGTGGCAACCTCCCACTTCCAACAATTTACTGAGGTGTACCACCGCTCGTTAAACTCTCGCGATTCCACTTCGATGTGAAAAACTCCCTCAGTGCCTACGGCGAGCTTTGCAAACTCCTCGGCATTTTTCAGATTGTCAAGGGCTATTTTCTTTGGGTATTGGTCGCCGTACTCAATGACTACCGTTGCTTTAGCCCATTCTTTACCTGCTTTCGACGTACCTTTCTGCACGCCGAGGTTGCTCACTACCTTGCCTTTAATAGTTAATTCGCTCATTTTCGTTTTCCTTGTTTTGGTTGTTAAACTTGTTCTCTCTCTTCGGTGCGAAGCCTAAAATCTGCTTCGGGGCAATTTCATCCACCTCGCGTATCTTATCCGCCGTGCAGACGATGTAGCGTGTCTTGAAAAGTCCCTTGCGGTACGCCTTGACGAAGCCTACTCTGTGATACTTTTTGCGATTACCCTCGCGGAATACATAGTATTCCACTCTGTCATTCAAATTGTAGTCCATTGTTAGTTATTTTGATTGGTTAATTCTTCGGGTAAATCCAAATTCTTTGTCGCATCATAATGCCAGCCGTTTTCCTCGGCAAACTTGCGTGTCCGGCAATAGTCGCACTCTGAAATTATCTCGCCACTTTCTATATGGCTCTCCACGAAAAGTCGATACGCGCATTCAAGGCGACATTTAACGGGAAGGTATCTGCGAGGCGATTCCTGCACCTCTACCTCATCTTTCAGTATGCCGAGTTTCTTGAATATCTCCGTGAGCACTTTCAGCGTATCGGGGTCAAGCGTATCTCCGCTTTCAACCATGCTCATGGCTTGATTGAGCAACGACTTCAACGCCTTGTCCTTTCGGCTCTCATCAACCTCTATCAGATGCGCCTCTCTCTTTCCCTTGTCGCCGCTCAAAAACTCTTTCAGATAGGCAGCGTAGCTATCCGCGTATTCGCGGTTTTTGGAGTAATTGAAAAACTGCGTACAAGCCGCACGTCCCGTCTTGTTCAACTTCCCCGAGCTATCTAAAAACTCAGGATGCCAAAGAGCAAACGCCTTTTGGTTGGGAATTGCAAAGGCGATTGCGTAAACGATTAGGTCTTTATCCGCCGCCGGAATCTTGCTATCATCAGGAATCGGTCTGTTCGGTATCAATCTTTCGTCTGCCATATCACACACAATAAATTCTGAGTTTTCGTATAGCCGCGTCTATAAGTTTCCCCACAACGTATGGAGGCGGCATTTTCAGTTTGTCGGAGTTGCTTCTGCGCCACTTCTGTAAATAGTGAAGTCCGTAAATTACCGCATCGTGTCCGATTCTGTTGTGGTCTAACTCGCATTGGTCGCCACAGCGCATCGAATCGCACCGCAGTTTGCAGTAGCCGATACCGTTAATATCTTCGTTTTGGAGAAAACAACATTCTCCGCATTTTGGCACAAATCCATTCATAAATTCTTCCTCCTTGCGTATTCAGCCATAAGCAACGCATCAACCTTGTTATCGTCAATCTTGCGGCATCGCTCGTTTCTGCGGAAGTCCACCGAGGGGAACAGACGTTGCGCGGCATTGATTGAGGTTGCTTTCGTATCGGTTTCCTTGCGGTTGATTTCCTTGCCGTTCTTACACTTCACTTTCTTATGGCTCACTACCATGTCGGCATTAGTCCATATCTTGCCCTGCCACTCTTTCGGCTGAACGAGCGTATAGGGTATCTTGTGAGCGACAAGCAGACCCGTGAGGAAGCCTTTTATCCAACCGAAGTTAAACGTACCCTCCGCAGACGAGCCGTAGAGCGCGTGAACATCCTCTATCACCACCGCCACGCTCTGTCCGAGAGTTTCATCAAGCATGAACTTGCTCAGCGAAAGGTTGTCGCTGTCCTCAATCGAGCAAAAGCGATACTCACCGTTGTCGATAACGGCTATAAATCCGAGCCGTCCCACGTCTATGCCTATATATTTCTTACTCATACTCATTCCTTTTTGAAATGTGAAACATAGCCTGCATTAAGCCACTGAATGTATGATGGATAAGAAACCATAGAGTCTTTGAAGTCTATACAAATCTCAAACTCATCATCGTGGACTGGATTACAACCTATCTGAGCATCATACTTCTCCAACAGACCTTTCAACTCCGAGATAAAAGCGGTCTTGCTATCTATTGGCTCTAAATTGCAAGCACATATAGAATGCCCTGTTATTTCACCGCTTTCCGCGTTTTTCATCCTTATACTGCAAAAGCCTTTATTGTCCTCGTCCGATAACACTTCGCCTACACAGCCCTTTTCAAAGGTTATGTAATCAAAGCATACGGTTCGTTTCATGCGCACTCGGTCGCCTACTTTGAATTTACTTTTCATATCTTTTAATTGTTTTTTGCGTGACGTATTGCTCAAACATCTCCACCTCCAATTATTTATGACAATAAGCCAATAGTTAATCGGAGTTGTTTTATATCTGTGCGTGAACCACAAATAGAAAGTAGCGGGCAATCTTGAATAGAGCCACACAGCCGCGATTTTATATATCTTACTCCGATATGTCATTCTTCGCTCACCTCCACAATGATACACTGCTCCTTATCAATTCCATCTTTCCCTATCCCCTCGACTATCGCCCACGCCTCCCAACGCTCCATCAGCTGGGCAATAGTCATGTTCTCGCCGTAGATACTGCGGAGCATGAAAGTGAACTCCGGCGAGTTGATGCGGAAACGGCAAATGTTGGTGATTACGCGCTTGTCTTTTCGCCACTCGCACTGGAATTGCACCACGTCGCCGATTTTCGCAGTTTGCAGGGACTTGTTACAATAGAGTCCCACGGGAATCGGGACTTGCGCAACACTCCGCGACTTCGGTGCTGCACACTGTATTTTAATAGGTTTAGCCATATTTCAGTCCTGTATTTAAGAAATCCACGTCAATAGTTATTGTTTTATTTTTATTGTAATGTGGCTTCAATTTTTTATTAGACAACCGCTCGTTGCCCATAATCCTCCTATATCGGCTACAATTCATAATAGCGATATTTATATCCAGCCCTTCCCTCAGCCATTTCAAAACAGTGCCATAATATAAACCCAGTTCGACACTCACCTCATGTGGAGTCATTTCTCTGCCCTTCCACCAAACATGATTATTTTTGCGTGTATTGTTGGCTTGCTGTATTCTTGTCGCCCAACGGCAATTTTCGGGAGTGTAATCGCCATTTACATCTATTCGGTCTATCGAATACTCTTTGCCGGGACGCTCGCCCATGTCTTTGACGAAATTTTCAAAGCCGTGGTTTGCTTTAAGCCATCGGTCGCATACTTTAATACCTCGGCCACCATAGTTACGATACGCAGTATTTTGGGCATTATAGCAACGCGCCATAAGGCCCTTCCAAATAATATATAATGGATTCTTATAGTTGGCGCCGTGTTGCTCAAAATAATCAGAGCTTACGCTAATGCGATTTTTCACATGATTATTCTTCATGTTATTAACGCGATTCTCATGCTCCATACATCCACACGATTTTGTCCCTCCTGTAATCAGACATTGATAGCGAACAATACTTTCGTTTCCGCAGTCACACTTGCATTTCCACCATGAATGTCCGCGTTTTCTACCTACATACTCCAATACCTCCAACTTTCCGAATCTGCGACCTGTCAAGTCAATTATTTTATTTTTATCCTCACACACGCGGCACATCTTCGTTACGCCGATATAATATGCTGGCTTAACATACCTTCTTCCGCACTTACACTGCACCTCATACCTATGCGCCCCGTTTATATGGCCGAGGTCGCTTAACACGGTAAAACCTTCATACGTTTCGCCTACGATAATATCTTTTACTTTCATAAGAAAAGTATCACTCCCGACCGAATAGAGCTACCACACATCTAAACAATCGGGAGTGAACTTGAAAATATCGTTCAAGTGGTGGTAGTCACTCGTTTATCTCACTGCAAAGATACAAAATATTTCTCAAAACCTAAAGTTATATTATAGATTTTGTTTGACAAATATTTAATTTGCCACGTTCCTCTCTTTTGGCGTCGGGTGCTGTATCTTTATCGGTCTTGCCATACTATTTCAATTTTATAAATACTCCATGCAGTCCGCAATTCTGCAAGACTCGCGAATTTTCTTTACCCCATGCGATAAGCACCGAGCCACACCCTGCTGAATCGCCTTGCGAGCCATCGGGACGGTAAAATTTGAGTCTGCCGCGCAGAATAAGCATAGAATCTGCTGTCGGAAATATCGTATTATGCCATAGCGCAATATCCATGCGGTTGAATATAAGGGCGATTCCGTTGCCGTGGCGAGCCATTTTCTCAATAAACGCACATACGAGTTTGCGAGAATACGGAGGATTCAGCCACACGCGACCATGCCATTCTTTATCAAGCCCGTTATCTTCCTTGTAAAGATGTTTCTTGGCGGTTATCCAACCGCGAGCCGCGCACGGGTCTAAATCAAATTCGCCCAATGCCTGTATTATGTACGGTGGCGTGTACCACTCATCAGAGGCAACCGATCGCTGAAAAGATACGTCCATATTCAATCCTTATTAGTCATTAGGGCGAGACCGACAGCACGGATATACCAATCAAACTGCATCGGTTTCATCGCTCCGAGCTTGTTCGCATCATAGCGCGTTCTGCTCTCCCACACCGCATTGTCGCGCCGTTGCAGGTCGAAGCAACAGAGCTGAATTTCGTCAATGTACCGTCTGTTATTCACATTCTGCAAACCCTTTGGCGTTACGAACACCCTCGTTTTCTCTTGAAACAGCAAGTAATCAAACGAGTGCTGATTATCCACATAATCGCGCACACCTTTCGCATAAAAGGCTTGCGACACGGGGATAAACGCCCCGAGGTAGTTCTGATTAGGTCGGCTTCCGATAAGCGAGAAATAGCGCGTCATAGCCCCGTTCCAGCTCGTCATTCGCGCCTGCGCCATAAGCCGAAGCGTCCACTCTTTCCAGCTCATCGTAATGCCCTCCTCGTTAAGAAAGCCGTACACGCCCGTCTGCGAAACCTTGTCGAGAAATTCCCTCGCCAAACCCTCGTCGCCTATGCGGTGCGCGTCCTCAACTCCCTTGCGGTAGCAATAATCCACAAGAGATATGGTGCTTAACGCTACGCCTCTGTCAATGATAGGTCGGTTCTTAGCCATATCAGTAAATCCTTTCCGCCAGCCACCCTTGCATATAAGCCGACGCTTCAATATCGTTTACGTTAATCCACTCCATAATGCGGTCTACGACGTGCCGTGTCTCGTGTGCTAATACATTGCGCCGCATTTCCTCTGTCTTGCAGGGGTAGAGAATAACGAGCAACTTCTTCATACGCATATTTCGGTATGTGTCGCCGCCATTGGTCGCCTCGGTTTTGATAGCGTTGATAACGTCAGCGTAATTATCGCCGTATATATTCAGCTCTTTCAAAACTTTTGTCATAGGCTCATCGTCCTGCTTGCCCTCTATGTCGGCAAACAGCACCGTATAGTCGTAGATAGGTATTTTAATCCGCTTCAGCTTCATTCGCCCTCCTTTTCGTTCAATGCGGCTCTCGCCTCGTCTTTCCATTCCTCCCTCATCTTCTTGCGCTCTTTCGGGGTCGCATCAGCATAAGCGGCTACGTCCTCCATAAAGGCTTGTGCGCCCTGCTCAGCTTCGGGAGTAACGGCAGCTGCATTTTTCTCCGCCTGCTTCATCAGACGCTCGTCACGGGCGTTAAAGCACGTAACAAGGTCTTTCGCAAGTGTTTCGTCTTGATAGCACTCCTGCGTCATGCGCCAAAGGAGTATGCAGAACGCCTCTAATTCGCGTGTGTTGCCTTGATTGATTGCCGCCATGAGGTAGCCGTAGGTATGACACGCGCCTATTTTGTAATCAAACGCTCCATTACGGGCGTACATCCGCATATAGCACTTCTTGATGTCCTTCTCGTTAACGTAGAAGTCAACAATCACCGCTCCGTTGGCAATCTCTATGTGATGCTTCGGGGCGTTTCTGAGTTTAAGTCTGTTGCTCATTTTTCGTAGTAGTTTTTGATTTTCTTTCGGGTGAAAAAGAGTTGGTGCTTGCTGTCACCGAAACCGCTACAATGGTCTATGACTTGCACAAGTTCCCAACCTCGTTTCGCATAGTCGCTTATCGTACTTGCTACATAGTGGTCTGCTACGATAGTCATGCAATTCTCCACCTCGCTCGGAGCGGCATACCCTTTCTCCACGGCTCGTTTGCCCTGCCATATTTGCAGGGCTATCCACACGAACAACAGCACGGCGATTATTGATAGTAAGATGTTGGTCATAGCTTCTCAAACTCCTTGCGTTTCTCTAAAATATCGCCGTCTATGATATTGCAGAACTCACACATAAACTTTCGTTTTAACTCGGTAAGTTTATGCTTGCTTTCATCCGACAATCGGAACTCAGTGTTTTGCCACGCTTCACCCGATATTACATTCCACCTCTCTAAAGCGGCATCATCATCGGCAAATCGCTTTTTGAGATAATCCGAAAACCGCTCCAATTCATTCACTTCCAAATCAAGCGAAATCGCACGGCGTAATTCATTTTTCGTCATACTCACTTCCTTTTCAGCCCCTCCACAACCGCTTTGGCAACCAAAACGGCATACTCGGCGGCTTCTTTGGGGTCGTTGTACTTGTTTGCGACTTTCAAGGCAACCTCTTTGGCGAGTTTGGCGGCGTATGCCTCCCAATAGCTGTCCGTGAGGTCAACTTCCACGGGGATTTTGATTGAGCCGACATTAGGCTTCTTCTCCGCCTCCGTCTGCTCCGTTGGTTCGGTGTAGAGTTTGAGGTCGGATTCATCTATACTGCCCAATATCTTATTAAGATAGCAACGGCTGTCTTTTGTCGTTGCGACAACTTTATGTACATCGCCTTTGTATCGAACATAATCACCCACCTTAAACTTCGCCTCTTTCGCCTCCGCATCGACCTTGACGAGATACTTGACGGGGATAGTGGTAACATACTTTGATGGGATTGAGTCAAGTAATGCTATTCCATCTTCAATATCCACCACTTGATGCTCCACCTCAAACACTCTATACGAGTTGTATCTGCGGTAAAACATTGGGATGTCCTTTGACACCCTCACCTTGTCGCCTTGCTTGATTTCGTTACTCATAATCTTATTATGATAATGTTATTCGTGGTTCATTGTCGGGAATAACTTTGCATAAGGAATCATAATACTCTTGTGCAAGCTCGGGATACGTCAGAGTAAGGCGCATAGTTTTGGCTATCGCAAATTTCACGAGCCTTTTCTGTTCGTCAGTGTTCCTATGTTTCCACATACTTTCTATCTGCCTATTGAATTTATCCTTATCCATTTCAAAAATAGGCTCAAACTTTCGCCCGGCTGTGCGAGAACCGGGGTACTTGTCTGAGCCGTTAATATCCTTTTCCGAAACCTCGCACGCTTCACGAGTGCAAATATAGTGTAATATTATTGATTACACAAGTAATTCTATAATTCAGCTTTAGATTTTCGCAGGCAAAAGCCATAGCCAACCTGCAATCGCTGCTTGAAGCACCCTTTCTGAGCCAGCATAGCCGACAATTCGGGTCGGGCGTGCTGTTTGCTCCCCTCGGCTTCGGCAAACGCCTTGTATTCCTCGTACAGCTCCGCAAGACTGCGCCAGCAATCCTTGTCATACTCCTTGACAGGCTCATACTCGTTCTCCGCCCACCATCGGCGCATATTGTTACTCCCCGCCATGATTATCTCCTGCGACTTCTTCATGTCCTCGCCCATGACGATGTCTCCCTTGTTCTTGGCAAAGATGCGGTAGCCCTCAACTATCCAATGGAAGATATACATAAGCGCTTCGGGACGCGTCAGCTTGTAGGTAAGGCTCGTATCTCTGTCCTCACCCGTGAACGCCCGTGTGGTCGTATGCACCACCAAGCGTCTGCGCTGTCCTCCGTAGCTATCATCGTCAGTCTCGGGCATAGTGTTGGCACAGCATAGCAACGGCGGTGCAATCACTTTTACGGGCTTCTTGTCGTAAGGCACACGCCCCTGAAACTCGCCTCCGCTCGCAAAACGCTTGAAGTCGCCGCCCGACAGCTCTTTTCCGTCCATATCGTCTATGAAATTGGCAACCTTGTTGGCGAGTGCCGCGATATTCACGTTACGGTCGCTGTCCTTGAACAGCTGCCGGAACGAAAAGCACGAAAAATACTCCTTGCCGAACACCGAGGCTATCACATTCGATACAACGGACTTGCCGTTGGCACCGGGGCCGAGCAAGAACATACAGTATTCGAGCTTGAATTGGCTCTTATCGGCGATAAGTGCGCCACACCACTGCTGAAACACGCTCCGAGCGTCCTTATTCGGGATAATCTCGGCGATTTTCTCCTCCCACAGCTTGCAGGGATTCCCGAAAGTGCCGTATTTCTCCGCACACTCCCGATAAAGCTCATCCTTGTCCTTATATTCGAGGTCAAGCACGATAGCGGGGCATTGCTCCACGCTCGGCTTCACCGCTTTTCGCTTTTCAACGTCATACACAAGGTTTCTGAACGCCACATAACGCCGGTTCGGACGATACAGATACTTGTCGCTGCTCGATATAGTGTCAAGGCAGCTCATGGCGATAGCCTTTGCAGGGTACTCATCATTGTATTTCTCGCCCAAATCAAGCTCAATAAACGCACGTTTGAGCAATTCCTTAAGGAATATCTCTCTGTCCTCCACACGCACGAAACACACGCCGTTAAACGCATAAATCGCGCTCTTTGAGCCGTCCGATAAGAAGCGTTTCATCTTATCCTCGCAAATAAGGTTGCGGACAATCGCCCTCAGTCGGTCTACGCGACCCTGATACACGTTCTTGTCGTACTTGCCGAGACCTCTCAGCTTGCCTCCGTCCTTACCCTTTGAATAGAGCCGCTTATACTCCGCCTCCATCGCAGGGCAGAGCCACGACAGCAGGTAGGTGTACGTCGATTCATTTACCATTGCCATACTCACTCGCTTATCAGTTCAACTCCGTAAATCAGATAGTAGAGGTCTTCAAGTTCGTGGAGATATTCAAGACGTATCTCGCTGTTATAATCGAAATATGACGAACCCTCTTTTCTCTCAATATCAAAACTTCCGAGAAACCAACGCTCCCAATATGTGTTATCTCGGTACTGAAAGCCTAATTCAGTAAGCAATTCGGGCGTTATCGGGATAGGCGAAAGAAATTCATCGTAAGCATTTGGCGATAGGTATAGTTGCTTCTCGTCTTGGGTGTAGTCAAAAGCCACACTGTCCTCGACTATCGCTTTTATCATTACTCGTCTGCCGTTGAAATCAACGTGCGAGCCGATTCTAAGCTGTTTAACATCTACTGCCATATCATTCTCCCTCCTTGAAAAAGTCCGCGCCGAAGATGGATTCAAGTAGCTCATATTTCCCTTTGTAAACCTCAGCCCATCTGAATACGCTGTCCTTGTGCTTTGCATAAAGCCATTTGTACTCCATGTGTATTCTTCTCACCCTCTCTTTCTCCTCGGCGGTCAGACGAGAGGCGAGAGGGAGAGACATAATGTAGTTTGCGCCATTCTCAAAAGCATCTGTAATATCTTCGGCGCAAAAGTTCTCCGACGTTACATTTGCGTCAGCAGAATACTCTTTTGCCGCTTCTTTGATTGTCTTGGTCATAGTGCTTTCATTCTTATTTGCAGAATTGAATCTGCTTTGTTTAATACAGTTGTGTCGTTGGTCTCTTTCACAATCAGCGACAGAGTTTCAATCTCCTGCATTTCACGGATTTGGCAAACGTCCTCTACGATACACACAAGAGCTATGGCGATTATAATTAATTTAAGTTTCGCAAGTTCAACTTGCTGATTTCAGATTGTAAAATTTAGCGATATGAGCCAATTCGTCAGATTGATTGATCACAGCATCATAGACT